ATGAGGTAGACGATATCACCCAAGAAGCTTTCATTATTGGAATGGAGGCGATGAATCGTTATGATGGGATTAGGCCACTCGAAAACTTTCTTTCGATTCACATAAAAAACCGATTAAGAAACTTTAAAAGGGATAATTATTACAGGGCCGACGAGGGGAAAGCCGAGCAAATCCAACAGGGCAAGAAAAAATTACTAGATGCCACCAGTATAGATGATATTCGGTTTTTTATCACAACATCACAGCAATCGGATGACCTTGAAACCCGTGAACTAATTGAATATATAGATATTCGGTTACCTGCTAATATGAGATCGGACTATCTAAGATTTAAAAATGATCAAACCCTCACAAAAACTAAAAAAGCCCATCTCATTTCTGAGCTGCGAATAATTTTGGAGGATTTCTATGCGTAAAGGGCGACTAGATCTAAATGAACAGAAATACATTAAGGATAATATTAAAAATATGTCCTATGAAAATATATCTACTGTTCTTGATCGTGACCCCAAATCCATACTAGAGTGGATAAAACAAAATATCGGTGTAAACGCTAGTGATCGCCGCGAAGTTGAAGCCCTTAACGAACTCAAGCAAAAGGCTTATTGGTATGATTTAGAGGGGCAATTTACACAAGATGAACTGGAGATGTTTCTTTTTCACTGGAAAAAAATGTGGTCCCAGTTCCGCGACGATGTGTTCCACACAGAAGAGATTCAAATTGTGGATACTATTAAATTAGAAATTCTTATGAATCGCTGTTTAAGATCGCAAAATGAAAATATCAAAGCGCTCTCTAATATGGAACAAGTTATCATAGAAGAGAAGAACCAAGATAAGGCCACTATTGATTGGGATTTAGTTCTTAATCTAGAGCGCCAATCAGCAGTTCTTCGGGCCTCTCAAGAAGCCCTATCAAGAGATTATAAAGATTTGCAGACTAAAAAATCCGCAATGATTAAAGATCTCAAGGGTACTAGAGAGCAGCGGATCAAAGCTATCGAAGACTCTAAGATTACTTTCTCTGCACTTATTAAGAAAATTATCTTAGATGGGGATTTTCGTCACCAAGCTGGAACGGATATGGAAAAGATGAGACTGGCTATGGACGCTGAGAGAGATAGGCTTTCAGCGGCCCATACTTTTGAAGACGGAAGTACAGACCAACCTTTTTTAACAAGTCAAACTGCGGAGGATTAAATGAAGACAGCAATAGTTACGGGCGTTACAGGACAAGACGGTTCATATTTATCTGAGTTGTTAACTGCTAATAAATATAAAGTGTATGGCATATATAGAAGAACCTCTAGTCTTAATTTTTCTAGACTGCACGATGTTATAAAACATAAGAACTTCCACTTATTAGAGGGGGATATCTGCGACCCCTATACTGTGGCTCGAATTCTAAAAGTTATAAAGCCCGATGAATATTATAATCTTGCTGCCCAGTCACATGTGGCGACCTCTTTTGAGCAACCCTCATATACGTGGGATGCAACAGCTAAGGGGGTTTTGAACGCTCTTGAGGCAATTCGCAATGAGAGTGCTGATACTAAATTCTATCAAGCAAGCTCTAGTGAAATGTTTGGAAAAAACTATACTACTGTGTATGATGACTCTGGGGAAAACCCAATTAAGTTTCAAAATGAAGACACTGCATTTTACCCACAGTCGCCCTATGCGATTGCTAAACTTGCGGGGCATCATTTAGTTCGTAATTATAGAGACTCTTATAATATTTTTGCATGTTCTGGAATACTTTTTAACCATGAGAGTGAACGCAGGGGCGAAAACTTCGTGACCCGTAAGATCACTAAGTGGTTGGGGGAATTTATAGCAAGTGAAAAAGATAAAAAATTTCCTAAGTTGCGTCTTGGCAACCTTGATGCTCATCGTGATTGGGGCCATGCGCAAGATTATGTCAAAGCTATGTGGTTAATGCTTCAACAAGAAAATCCCGATGATTATGTTGTTGCCACTGGTAATACATACACTATTAAAGAATTTCTAGAAATCGCATTCTCTCGCTATGATTTAAACTGGGAAAAGTATGTAGTTATTGATCCTAAGTTTTATCGTCCTGCCGAAGTCGAATTTCTTCGCGGAAGCCCCAAAAAGGCCAAGGACAAATTAAAGTGGTCGCCTGAAATATCTTTTTATCAGCTCGTAGAAAGAATGGTAGAGAATGACGTGGCCGAAGCGAGATTATCAAGACAATCACTTCAAACAATTTAGGAGTGAAGTTTTAAAACGCGATAAGCACACCTGTCAAATGTGCAAGAGTAGAAAACGTAAAGAGTTACAGGTCCACCATCTCAACAGGTGGGCCGACTCTCCTACTATGAGATACGAACCCAAGAATGGCATATGTTTATGTAAAGCTTGCCATAAATCTATTACGGGTTTTGAACAATGTTATGAAGCATACTTTTTTGAGATAATAAAACGAAATGAAAAAAGAACCTGAATTTACTATTATTAAAGATACTAGAGAGCAAACCCCATGGCTGTTCGATTTCGAGCATACGGTTGCTGAAGAAATAGGCACTATAAAAACCGGGGACTATACAATCAAGGGCATGGAAGACAAGATTTGTATTGAGCGAAAAGGGTGTATAGAAGAGCTTGCTGGTAATTTAGGCAAGGATTTTTCTAGATTCTCCAAGGAGTTAATTCGCATGGATCAATTCCCCCACTCGTTTATTATTTGTGAATTTGCCCTAAAAGATTTAATTGAATACCCCTTCCATATGAACAATGTTAAACTTCAACAAACTGCAAAAATGAGTGGTAAGTACTTACTAAAATTAATCATGGAAATTCAACTACAGCATAATGTAAAAATTATGTTCTGTGGAAATAAATTCTATGCCATGAAAACAGCCCTTTCATTAATGAAGAGAGTCCATGAGCGATATAGACAAACTACTTAAAGACGCTTGGTTAAATATAGATGTTGATGAAAACCAACTATTCAATCCATTAGACTATATTTATGATATGTGTGGCGAAGATAAAACCCAAATCATTAATAACTTAGCTTGGTTAATGACACGCCCTGAGTATTTCTCATTTGTCTGCAAATATATATTCAATATAGAAATATCACCAGTACAAGCACTTATTTTACATGACATGTGGAATAGAAAGTTCCCTATGCTGGTGGGGTCGCGGGGGTTTGGTAAATCATTTATTTTATCATTATATTGTATGTTAAGAGCATTCTTCTTGCCTGAGCGTAAGATTGTAGTGGTGGGCGCAGCATTTAGACAATCTAAGGTTCTGTATGAGTATGCTGAAACTATTTGGCGTAATGCTCCAGTCTTAAGAGACTTGTGTGATCAATCTAGCGGAACTACAAGAGACGTGGATAGATGTACAGTTCGTATAAATAGAGGAGTTATTACTTTCTTGCCATTGGGCGATGGACAAAAGATTAGAGGTCAGCGCGCTAATGATATTGTAGCTGATGAATTTGCATCTATTCCTAGAGAAATTTTTGAAAATGTTGTGGCTGGTTTCGCCGCCGTTGCAAGTTCGCCTATTGAAAAAGTTAAAGCCAGAGCCAAAGAGAAAAGAGCGAAAGAGCTTGGAGTACAATTAGAATATGTCGATGCAAATCTGGACTTCTACAGATCCAATCAGATTATATTATCTGGTACAGCTTATTATGATTTTAATCATTTTGCAGAATATTGGAAGAAATATCATGCAATTATAAAGACCAAGGGGATTCAGCATAAATTAGAAGAAGTATTTAATGGTGAAGTTCCTAATGATTTTAACTGGGAAGACTATGCCATATATCGAATACCTGTAGAACTACTACCTCCGGGCTTTATGGATGATGGTCAGATATCTAGATCTAAGGCCACAGTACACGCTGGTATTTATCAGATGGAATATGGAGCATGTTTCTCTACAGACAGCAAAGGATTCTTCAAACGAAGTTTGATAGAATCATGCGTTTGTTCTGAGAAAAAGGCTATCGTATTAGCATCTGGGGAGGTATTTTTTGAAGCTAGCACAAGAGGAAACCCGAATAAACAATATGTAATTGGTGTTGACCCAGCATCCGAAGTCGATAATTTTTCTATTGTAGTTCTTGAGATTAATGAAGATCATAGAAGAGTAGTCTATTGTTGGACAACTACCAGAGAACGCCACAGAGAAAGCGTAAAGGCCCATCTAACGGAAGATAATGATTTTTACGGATATTGCGCTAGAAAAATTAGAACCCTCATGAAAATCTTTCCAACCGTAGAAATTGCAATGGACCCCCAAGGTGGTGGTATAGCAGTTATGGAATCTTTACACGATAAAGATAAACTTCAAGATAAAGAGGTCGCCATATGGCCCAAAATTAATCCTGAAAAATCAGCCCCCACAGACGATGAACCCGGAATGCATATCATTGAAGTTTGTAATTTTTCATCTGCTCAATGGACTGGCGAAGCAAATCACGGGCTTAGAAAAGACATGGAAGACAAAGCTATTATATTCCCTTTCTTTGACGCTGCAACTCTAGGTCTTTCTCTTGAAGAAGATAAACGAAATAACAGAATGCACGATACATTAGAAGATTGTGTTATGGAAATTGAAGAGCTTAAAAACGAATTATCTTTAATTGTTATTTCTCAAAGCCAGAGTGGAAGAGAAAGATGGGATACCCCAGACACTCGTAGTGGCAAGAAAAATAAATTACGCAAAGATAGATATTCAGCACTAATTATGGCAAATCACGCTGCTAGATTGTTGAACTCTAAGGCTAGAACTATTGAATTTGAAGAGGAATACTATAAAAATGTGGGATTTGCTCAAACTTATGTTGGTGAAAAAGGGAATGATTTTTTCTCTGGTCCTCAGTGGTTTTCAGAGAATGCTAAATATATGTATTGACTGTGTATATTAATATGATTACCAATACTATTACATAAGGGAACAATACTAATGAGCGAAATGTATTCTACGTGGATTGATGATTCTTCTAAAGAAAAAGCTTTGGCAGATGCGAATGAAGCCTATACCGATAACGCTCCTGTGCAAAATGATAAAGCTTTAGGGTATAGCTACAGAACATATATTGATGTTGAACCCAATCGATCCGTTAGAACGAGTATGACGCGAAATGACTATTATCGATTTCGCCCAGAAGAAGCCATACCTACTCGACAAAAAAGAGTTATGAAAATGTGTATGGATGCATATGATAGAGTGGGCATCGTTAGAAATGTTATTGATTTAATGGGTGACTTTGGTTCTCAGGGGATTGATATTGTTCACCCTAACAAGGCAATCGAAAGATTTTATAGAAAGTGGTTTTCACAGATAAATGGAATTGAAAGATCTGAAAGATTTTTAAACTATCTTTACAGAACTGGCAATGTCGTTATAAAGAGAAGAACAGCAAAAATTAGCCCTTCAAAAGAAGAAGAGCTTAGAAAAGCTGCTGGAGCAGCAGATATTGAAATCGTAAATACTAAAATTGCTAAAAGAGAAATACCTTGGCAATACGATTTTTTAAATCCACTCTCTGTAGATGTATTAAATTATTACAACGGAATGTTTATTGGTGATCCAATATATGTTTTGAATTTATCAAAAACCACATACGACTCTTTTACCTCATCTAATGTTACTAGTAGAAGTGGTTTTTCTAAACTTCCTCCAGATATTCAAAAGCAAATAACAGAAGGAAAAAGGCAGATACCACTCGACAAAGAAAAAATTGAAGTCTTCTTTTATAAAAAAGACGATTGGCTGATTTGGGCCAATCCTATGCTTTATTCTATTCTAGATGACCTTGTGATGTTAGAAAAAATGAAATTAGCAGACTTAGCAGCTCTAGATGGTGCTATATCTCAAATTAGATTGTGGAGAATTGGAAGCCTTGATCACAAAATTATTCCAAAGAGAGATGTTATTAATAAACTGCGAGATATTTTAGCCAGTAACACTGGCGGTGGTACTATGGATCTTGTATGGGGTCCAGAAATTGATTTTAAAGAAAGTCAATCTCAAGTTTATAAATTCCTTGGAAGTGAAAAATACCAACCAGTATTAACTTCTATTTATGCTGGACTAGGAATTCCTCCTACTCTAACAGGTGCTGGTGGCTCAAGTGGTGGGTATTCAAATAATTATGTTTCATTAAAAACCCTTATCGAAAGACTTGAATATGGCAGACATGTATTAACTCAATTCTGGAAAAAAGAAATTGAAATAGTGCAGAAGGCTATGGGTTTTAGACTTCCTGCCCAAATTAGATTTGATAATATTATCTTATCTGACGAGTCCGCAGAGAAACAACTTTTAATTAATCTTGCAGATAGAGGTATACTTTCAGATCAAACAATACTGGAAAGATTCGGAGAAATGCCTGATATTGAAAAAACTCGCGTTAGAAGAGAAGAACAAAGTCGTAGAAATGATAATTATACGCCATTCAAAGCTAGTCCATATCATAATCCAAACATTAGATCTGACGTGGCAAAAATACTTGTTACCAAAGATGGGGTTGATGATTCATATTATGAAGATGAACTAGGTCTTCCAAAAATAGATATTCCAATTCCTGCTCCAAAACCTTTTGGTGGGGGTTCGTCAACTCCAGCTAAATCTGTACCAAGTCCTCAAGGCGGCAGACCTGTTAATCAAAAAGATAAAATCAAAAGGAAAACTAAAGTTGTACAGCCAAAATCCAAAGAGGCTACCGCAGTCTTATGGGCTTATAATATTCAAAAATCTATAGCAGATGAAGTTACTCCAATGATGTTAGATTTTTATAATAAAAAGAATGTTAGGAGTTTAACCAAAGCTGAATTTAGTCAATTAGAATATTTAAAACTATGTTTATTAACTGGATTAGAACCGTTTATAGAATTAAACCCAGAAATAATTAAAGACCTTATTGAAAATGGACACAAGCCATCGCATGAATTTTTAGAACAAGTTGCAGAAGAAATGGAAAGTTTTGTGTATAGTAATTCAAGAAAACCAACAGTAGACGAAATGAAATATATATACGCTTCTGTGTTTATAGATTTGTCATCTATTGAAGATTAATGTGTATATTTTTACGAGGTAAAATAGCACTATGAATATATTTAAGTCAGAGATTAAAGATGGTATAGCGGAATTAGTTAAGAGTAATGCTTCTATTGCATTTTGCTCTGAAGCTTCCCCCTATATACCAACACAGGTTGAAATCAATAGCTGCAAAGCATTTGCTGAAAATAAAGATCAAATCGATTTATATTATATTAAATCTATCTTAGCTAGCGCTGGATGGAATAAAAACGATGATGTATTCGATGCTGCTGAGATGTGGAATGCTAGGTCCACTCCAGAAGATAAGCAATTTAATTATATGCACGATGAAAAAGATATTATTGGGCATATAACTGGAAGCTATGTAATTGATCAAGAAGGCAATAGGATAGATGATATTAATGATGTATCTCAATTACCTGCCTACTTTGATATTTCTATTGGATCTGTATTATATACTAGCTGGTCAGATCCAGAATTAAAATCTCGCATGAGAGATATTATATCTGATGTTGAAGCTGGCAACACTTGGCATGTTTCAATGGAGTGTTTATTTCCATCATTTGACTATGCTTTAATTGACTCTAAAGGCTCACAAAAAGTTGTTAGAAGAGAAGAAACTTCTGCTTTTTTAACTAAGCATTTAAGAGCTTATGGCGGCAAAGGTGAATATAATGGGTATAAAGTAGGTAGACTATTACGTAACATTTCTTTTTCTGGTGTTGGTCTTGTTAAAAAGCCCGCTAACCCTCGTAGTGTAATTTTAAACAAACAACATTCTACTGTTTTTAATGAATCGAAAGCTGAGGAGATTATTATGCAAGATGATTTAGAAATTCTAAAGGCCGAACTTGCCGAAGCAAAAGAAGCCACTGATAAGATGAAAGATAAGATGAAAGAAGAAGCTGGCAAGATGAAAGAAGAAGCTGAAAAAGCCAAGAAAGCTAAGTCTGAAGCTGAGGCCACTGTTGCTGATCTTCAAGCTCAACTTTCTGAAGCTCAAGAAGCTCTTGCTGCTGAAAAGACAGACAAGCAAAAAATGTTTGAAGAAATGATCAAAATGAAAAAAGAAAAGCAAATGAGCAAGCGCAAAGCTGATCTTTCTAATGCTGGTTTGAGTGAAGCTGAAGTTGAAGAAACTTCTGTCCAATTCGAATCTTTGGCTGATGAAGTATTTGAAAGTGTTGTTGCTGCATTAGCTAAAGCCAAGATGGGCGCTCCTACAGAAATGAAGGAAGGCGAAAAGCCAGCCGCTCCTAAAGGCGAAAAAGCTAAAAAGAATGCAAAGGCCGAAGATGAAATTGATGCAAATGAAGTTGACGCTAGCGAATTAGATTCAGCAGAAGCAGATTTAACAGACATTCCTATGGCCGAAACAGCCGAAGAAGAGTCAATTAGATCTTTTGCAAGTGACTGGTTTGACAAGAATGTTCTTAAAACTACAGCTAATATTAAGTAATTAAGGAGCTTATTAAAATGGCATTAAAAAGTGATCGTTACGAATTCCAAACAGATGTTTCATTTTTCATGAATGAAGTAGCTGAAAGAGGCGGCATTGTTACGCTCGCCACTGGTAGCACCCCTTCAGGCGCTGCTATGGATTCTTCATTAAATGTTGTTACATATGTTGCTAATCCTTCTGGTAAGGTTGCAATGGGTGTTCTATTAAATGATATGGTTAATATTGACTTAACACGTCAGCACATTAACTGGCACAAAGATGAGATTCAAAAGGGCGGCAAGGTTACAGTTCTTCGTAAGGGCTATGTTCTTACAAATAGAATCTCAACATCTGGTACTCCAGCCGCTGGGGATGCAGCCTATGTTGCGGAAAGTGGATTAATTTCTACCTCTGGCAAAGCTGTTTCCTTGGATTCAGGCGCTGTAAGAATTGGTCGTTTCTTATCAGCTAAAGATGGTGATGGCTATGCTAAAGTTGAAATTAACCTTCCATAATTAATAGAAAATAGGAGAATATCAGAATGTTAACACGTCCAAGTAATGAATTTATCGAACTTCTCAAGCGTTCTGGCAATTCAGACAAGTCTGTTGCCCTTGATGCACAGAGAGAAATTGCCAAAGCTCTTGAACTTCCTTTGAGAAAAGGAATCATGTTTGGAGATGTCGTCACGGGTATTTATGAGAAGATGGTTCTTGAACCCGGCGCTTCTCCTGAATTTCCTCTTGACCTTTTAGCTCCCGGCACAGAACGCGATTATACCGCTTACACCAATCCGGGCCATGGTCGTATTCCTGAAAAGCATGTTGAAGGCGATTACGTCATGGTTAACACCTATGGCATCACCAACAGCATTGACTTCCTTCTTCGTTATGCTCGCGAAGCTCGCTGGGACATCGTAGCCCGTGCTATGCAAGTTCTTGAAGCTGGTTTCGTTAAGAAGATTAACGACGATGGCTGGCACACGATTCTTGCCGCTGCTGTTGACCGCAATATTCTCGTCTATGACGCAGATGCTGCTGCTGGTCAATTCACCAAGAGATTAATCTCATTGGCAAAGACTGTCATGTTACGTAATGGTGGCGGTAACAGTGTTACAGCTACAGGTCGCTTAACTGACTTCTACCTGTCACCAGAAGCCATTGAAGACGTTCGTAACTGGGGTATTGATCAACTTGACGACACATCTCGTCGTGAAGTTTACCAATCAGCAGATGGCGGCGCGCCAATTACCAGAATTTTTGGTATTAATCTGAACGGCTTGTTTGAATTTGGCGATGGCCAAGAATATCAAACATTCTTCACCAGTGACCTCGGTGGATCTATTGGTCCTAATTCTGACGTAGAACTGATCGTTGGCTTGGACCTCAATGCTAGAGATAGCTTTGTCATGCCAGTCAAGAGAGAAGTTGAAATCTTCGAAGACGAAGGTCTTCACAGAAGTCAACGTCAAGGCTACTATGGTTGGGCCGAAATTGGATTTGGCGTCTTGGACAATCGTAGAGTCCTTGCTGCTAGCTTCTAATTTTAGAAGATTTACAATAATTAAAAATAGAACGGGTTTAATCGCCCGTTCTTTTTTTTATTGTGTATAAAATATTGAATAATACATTTACATGTAGGAGAAATATATGGGCGCTCTTAGTAATTATCTTGAATCTGGAATATTAAATCATATTTTTAAACAAGTGCCATACGTGGCCCCTTCTAGTTTATATATAGGGCTAAACAAGAGTTTTATAGTAAACGATCTAGAGTCTGGAATTGCGGACGAACCAACCACAGGGTCATATGCTAGACAGCAGTACATATCTAGTGGCAATAGATGGGCTAATCCATATCAATTAAATTCTAGCATGGCAATTCATAATAACTATGCTATAGAGTTTCCGTTAGCAACAGCTGCAATAGGACTAATATCTGGAGTTTTTATATCAGATGCACCAACCAGTGGAAATATATTATTTTTTGCAGCCTTGTCATCTTCAAGGAATATAAGAGAGGGCGACCAGTTCACAATTCCAAGCGGATCATTAAAAGTTACACTAGACTAATGTTTGTCTATGCTATAGGGAAAAATAATGCCATTAATTCAACGGAATAGACTTACTTTAAATAATTTAGTATACACTACTGGAAATTATATTAATCCACCATGGATTATATCACTAGCTCCTGCAAAAGTTGGAAGTGGAATTGCCCAATGGAACGCCTCGCAGATTCAAGGATTTCCAGTTTACACGGGCGGTATACAGTCTGGTAATGTATTAAGCTGGAGTAGTTCCGGTTGGTTTCCAAATAGAGACATATCTACTTCTGGCAGAATTACTGTTGCTAGCGGAATTAGAATACCTAGTGGCGTTCCATCCATAGTAGATAATATTTTATATGCTAGTGGTTCAAATTTATTTTGGAATGGTAGTGGAATAGTGGCTGGCGCTGGCTCTGTTGGAAGCACAGGGTTAACTGGAGCGACAGGTTTTATTGGTGGAACAGGTGCTACTGGTGTTACAGGTTTCATTGGTGGAACAGGTGCTACTGGTATTACAGGATTTATTGGTGGGACTGGTGCTACAGGGTTCATTGGTGGAACAGGTGCTACTGGTGTTACAGGTTTCATTGGTGGAACTGGAGCTACTGGCGTTACAGGTTTCATAGGTGGAACTGGTGCTACTGGTATAACTGGCTTTATTGGTGGAACTGGTGCTACTGGTGTTACAGGGTTTGTTGGCGGGACTGGTGCTACTGGTATAACTGGCTTTATTGGTGGAACTGGTGCTACTGGAGTTACAGGTTTCATTGGTGGAACAGGTGCTACTGGTATTACAGGATTTATTGGTGGGACTGGTGCTACAGGGTTCATTGGTGGAACAGGTGCTACTGGTGTTACGGGGTTCATTGGTGGAACTGGAGCTACTGGCGTTACAGGTTTCATAGGTGGAACTGGTGCTACTGGTATAACTGGCTTTATTGGTGGAACTGGTGCTACTGGTGTTACAGGGTTCGTTGGCGGGACTGGTGCTACTGGTATAACTGGATTCATTGGTGGAACTGGTGCTACTGGCGTTACAGGGTTTATTGGTGGAACTGGTGCTACTGGCGTTACAGGGTTCATTGGTGGAACTGGCGCTACTGGAGTTACAGGTTTCATAGGTGGGACTGGTGCTACTGGTGTAACTGGCTTTATTGGTGGAACTGGTGCTACTGGTATAACTGGCTTTATTGGTGGAACTGGTGCTACTGGAGTTACAGGGTTCGTTGGTGGAACGGGTGCTACTGGCGTTACAGGGTTCATTGG